CTCCGGGCGGCCTGCGGTTGATTGCTGCACGCATGAGCGGAAACCCACCACCTCGGGAGTTGCGGAAGGACAAGCCTTACTCCTGGCCTTTCAAGATTGCGTTCTGGGTGGTCTATCCCGTCTGCGTCTACGCGTGGTGGTCTGTGCGGTTGACGCAATACTGGGGCTGGATTTGGGAGCCGGTGGGATTGTTGGGAGCTTTGGCCCTCTCAATCATGCCCGCGCTTTTCGCCGGTTGCTTGGCGCATGTCATTTTCGTGCGCGAGAAACCGTCTCCTGGTCGCCCTCCGTCACAGCGTCCTTGAAGCCAAGCACCTGCTTGGTAACGTTCCACCCCAGACCGATTGCGGCGAATCGCCCGCCAAGGAGCACTGACAAGCCTTGGGTCACCGCCCCGGCATCCCTGATGTCGAATTCGTCTTTGCTCATATTCTTGAGCAGCTTGTAGGCATCGAGGGCCGGGCTCGCCTGCCGGGGCTCATACCCACCGGGTAGCCTGGCAAAAACCGCCTCAATCATAGGGCCAAACCAAAGCGCCCCCGTGAGCGGCCCCATCGCGATCGCTTTCGCGTAATCCTCGGGCCTCCAATCCTCTTCCCAATCATCGTCCGATGTCGCGTAACGCATCAGGTTTCCGATGGTCTGGAGCACCAGCCCGTTGAGGACCCAATAAACGCCAACGTTTCTTCCGGCGTCCCCCCAGCGGCCTTGCTGCACCGCGAGCCGTGTCATTGCGAACGCCTGCCGGTTTGCGCCCTGGAAGAGAGCAAAGGCGAGTTTGCCGGTGATCCCGAGCCGGGCCTCAAAAAGGCTCTTGCGGTCGATGGTCTCCGGCTGCGCGGTGGCCTGCACGACTTGATCCGTTTGCTCCAGCGCGTGCGCCCGCGCGGCCTCCGGGGTGAGATTCATCGCGACGGCTTCCCGGTATGCCGCGTCATACACAATCGCGGCGGAAACCCCCGTGAACACCGCATCGGCAACGCCCAGGCTTTCCCGTGCCCCGTTGAGGAACACATCCACGGCGCGCGGGTCCGCTCCGAGCTTTTGCGCCGCCCTGCTCAGCCCTGTGAGCACCCCCCGGTCTCCCTGCATCGCTTGTTTCCACTCGATCGGCATGCTGTTGATCCGACGCTGAATGATGGGGCTTTGGATCATGTCATGCAGGCTGATCGCCCCCCGCCCCGAGAGCACCCGGGAGGCGGATCCCATGAATTTGTTAAACCCGATGACCGACGCGGAGGAATAGGCGGCGGGAAGCTGCTTTGCGAGCGTGGCCAGCTTAAGCAAAAGCGCGTTGTCAGTTGTGGATTGCATCCACCGCCGGAGCATTTCCTGCCCCCGTGCGTTCTCCACCCCGCCCCGGTCGAACATCTTGAGAAACTCCGAGACGTTCCCGGCCATTTTCTCCCCGTGGTTGGCCTTGATCGCGCGCATGGAATCGCTCTGCATGAACACCCCCCGGAGCGTTCTCATGGTCTCGGCCCAGTTGACCCAGTGCTCCACTTGCATCGCGTTTTGGGTGTAGGCTGAAAGCGCGTCGATCCGAAGCGGCGGTTTCCCGGGTTTTGTCACCCGTCGTTTTGTGAACCCGCTTTGCAGTGTGCCGCTTGCGCCTTCCGCAGTCAGCGCCATGTCTTTGACGTTGCCGCCGTGATCCACATACCGGGGCGCGTAGTAGCCCACCCGGGGCATGTTGACCCCGAACATTCGTTTGTAGACGGCGTTGATCTTGTCGTATTGGGCTTCATATTGCGCCTCCAAGAAGGAGCGGATTTGCCGGGCCTCGGGCGAAAACATCCCTTCAAACGCGGCCTGAGCATCTGCCCCGTAGCCGTTTTCTGTGAGCCACTCTTTGGAGTCTGGATCGCTCCAAAGCATGGTGTAATGGACGGCTTGCAGCTCTGAAAGGAGCAGAGAAGAGCCGGAGGCCGTCTTGATTTCACGCGGGCGGGCGAGTTCGTCCAGTCGGCGAAGCCGGGCGAGCACTCCCCCGGGGATGATTTTGCGGAGAGCGTCCTGTAAGCCCTGCCCGCGCTCAGCCATTGCGGATCGTTCCGCGTTAATGGAGTCCCGCACGATTTTTTCCGCCCAGGCATGGGTGGCGCTGTTCTGCCCTGTGATCTGCGAAATGGTTTGTTGCCAGTCGTTCCCGGAATCGAGAATCTCCCGCGTTTTCGCCCCGAGCTTCTCATTCTCGATCTTGCGCCGGGCGATAAGGTCATCGCCCCCGTAACCCCCGGATTCCTGGATGAGTGATTCCCGGAATCGTTCCCATTGGGTTGCCCGGTCGAGCACCTGCGTTTTCCAGTCGAGTTTCCCCTTGAGCATGGTGGCTTTCGCCAGTTCGACCGCCGAGGCGATCTCCGCCGAGGTGCGCCCGTTGATGGCTCCAAAGCTCTGCAAGAGCATGTTCCAGAGCTCAAACCCGGCCAATGCCTTATCCTCGGTGTTGATCCCGTCAAACTTCCGGTTGAGATCCGTGATGTCCACGGGTTCAATTGGGGACGCCCCGGAAATTTTGCTTTCGACAAGCGCTTCTTCCGCCTGCAATTGGAGTTCGGAGAGCTGGGAAATGCGTTCCGCCTCGCTAAACCAGCCTTGGACGAAGGCGCCCATGGTGCCTTTTGCTTTCTCCCCAACGCTGCCTTTGGGGCGGGCGTTCTCAAAGATCCGGGAAAGGGTGCCCAGATATTCTTTCTTGAGGGTCTTTTCGAGTTCGCGCTCGAGGCGGTCGATCCGGTCTGCGAAGAACGAGGCGCGGCCCCGGTCGGTCTTGATCTCGGCGAGCTGGACGAATCCGCCCACTTTGCCCCGGACCTCGGCGGGGAACGCGGAGAGAATGGCGTTGTATTCGGCCAGGGATTGGATTTGCCGGGTGCGGATTTTGGTTTGGCCGGTGGTCTGAGCCAGCGCGGCGGCCAAAGCGCGATCGGCTGCGGCCCGTTTTGAGGCGAACCCGAGGCGGACGCCGTTCTGCGCCTGTTTGGTGGATGCGGCCTGCATGGCGGCGGCTTCCTCGGTGGCGAGTCGCTCCAAGGTGGCGGCGTGCGTATCTTTGGCGGCTTGGATCTGTTCGGCGTTGGGGCGGGTGTCCTTGGGTTCTGCGCTGGCCTCGGCGCGGATCTGGGCGACAAGCGCGGAGAGCTTTTTCTTGGCGTTTTCGTAGATGGTGACGCGCGCGGTGGGGTTGCGCTTGAGGGCGTCCATCTGCGCGGCGAGCCGCTCGGCGTAGTCGGCGGGGCGGAGGGAGAATGAGGTGTCTAATCCAGGCGGCGTCCAGATCATTGACTCCTGAGTAGAAAAATCCCGTGAGCGGCCGGCGTTTTTTTCAAAACCCAGCTTTGAATAAAAGCGTTCAAGCCGTGTTTGTGAGGTTGCGCCAAAGTCAGTGGAGGGCGTCAGAAGAATGCGTTTCCCGTTGGCTCTGGCGAATTCTTGCAACCTCTGGATCGCGTTGGTCCCGGCGCCCTGCCCACGCGCCTCTTCCGGCACAATGATCTTAGAGAGGGTGATGTCATTGCCTCTGGATGTAATAGTGACGCTGAGCCCGGATTTGCGCAGCTCCTGCTGGAAGTCAGAAAGAGCATTAGAAAAGCTATTGTCCGCAGGTTTTAGCGAAAAGCTGACCTCCGCCAACTCACCTGCCGCCCTCACCGTCGCCCGGTTCTGCTCAACAACCGAATCCACGCCCACGGCCCGGGCAAGGAACGCCTCCCAATCCGCGTCCAGTTTGCCTTCCCGAAAGAGCTTTTTCAGCGCGGCGGCCCTCTGGAATGCCGCCTTGAAGAAAACGCCTATCCGGGCAAAGAACCCCCGCACGCTCGCGGGCAGGTTGTCGATCTTGCGGAGGTTGCCAATGAAGTAGTCCACGCCCATCTCCGCGACGGCTTCATGGATCTGCTCCGGGCTCATCGTGGCCGGGGCTTTTTCCCCGAGATACACGCGCGCGGCCTTTTCGGCGGCGTCCATGCTGATGGCCCCCGAGGCGAGCTCGCGCTTGAATTGGCTGTGGGTGCGTTCGTGGACCACATCGGCGGGCGTCGAGCCTAGGAAGAGCCGCGAGACGTCCTCATAAAGCCCTTCCCGGACTTCGCCGGTGTTGGAGCCGTACACCCGGACATCCGCCGGGCTGGTTCCGGCTGCGTAGCCAGCCAGCTTCATTTGTTCGGCAACGCTCTCGGGGCTGGCCTGGGATTCCATGTCGAGCGTCTGCTTGTTGGGCAGCACCTCCCATTTGCCCGAGCTGTCCTTGGCGGCATACCACGCCACCAGATCACGCACGGCCTGCGCGTTCCCGTTGGCCTCCCACGCGAGCCGGTCTTGGTAGGCCACGGCGGCGGCTTCTTCGCTGGTGAACTTGGCGCTCACGGTGCCGTCGGGTTCGATCATGTGGATCTCGTTCCCCACCGGTTCCAAATGCGGGGCCTGTGGATTGTTGGCGATGGCCTGCTCCGCTGCCACGCGCGCGTCGGCGGCTTTTTTCCCGGCGGCTTTGCTCTCCTCGGTGCGGTCTCTCCACGCCTGCCGGAAAGCGGCTTCTTTCTCTGACAGATTGGAAATAGTGGCAATACGCTGGGCGTCCTCCAAGAGAATCCCCGCCTCGACCATGGTTTGCGGGCTGGTGAGCGCCTGCGCCACGGCGCGGCTCTCCTTGAGGCTGCCAACCCCGGTGCCGAGAAGCGCCAGAGGGAGCACCGCGAAGAACGTCTCCGCGCGGGAGCCGGTCCAGTCGCCCAGCTCTTTTTTCCAGTCCACCCCGGGGATGTCCTTGGAGAGCGCCGAAGCGGTTTGCTGCACCACCGCCGGGGTGATGTCCTGAAGCCCCTCCTGGAGGTTCTGCTCGAAGACGTTGGCGGCCCCTTTGATGGCGAACGAGCGCCAGAAAGAGGAGGTCGGATCGGTAACCAAGTCCACCAACCCCTTGGTGAAAGGCAACTGGCCAAGGGTCGATTTGAGTTGGAACCGCTCAAGCACCGCTTGAATGCCGCCCGACACAAGCGCCATGGCGTAGCCTTTCTCGGGGTTGATCTCGGGATGATCCAAGGTGAGCCGCTCAAACTCTTGGTTGACCATGCTGTTGGTCATCCATGCCATGCCCACGCCCGGGACGGCTGCGGCCATCATTTGCGGCACGGAACCGGCAAGGCCGAAAAAACCGCGCTCCACCACATCGGGCAGATACGTTGCGACCGGCTTGACTGGATCGAGTTCGTTCTTGGCCACCCGGTCCAGCTCCATGGAGAGACGAATCAGCGCGTCCGCTTTCTTGGCGTTGGCAAGACGCTGGGCACGTTCCTCGGGGGTGGCCGGGCGCCACGGGCTGCCCGTGTAACTCCCGTCAGCCGATTCGATTTCACCGGGCGCGATCTTGGGCCCCAAAGGCCGATCCGGATTCACCATGAACTCTTTCCCGCTCTCCAGCGCGTCGATTTCCTTGCGGGCGTCAAGCAGGGTGAACATGCGGCTTGTGTTGGTCACCCGCAGCGGGTCGATGCCACGGAGGTAGGAAACCCCCATGTTTTTGAAGAACGCGCCGACTTGTTGCACCGCGCCCTGAGGGTTCTCGGGCTGGTTGTGCGCGGCGTAGGCGGTCAGCATCTGGAGAACGGCCTTGCGTTTCTCAGGCTCGGCTTCCATGAGCCGGGTGGCCGCTTCAAATGGCAGGTCCGCGCCCGCGTTGATCGCTTTCGTGCTGCGTTCCAGCGTGGATTTTACCGCGGCGAAAATGTCCCGGTTCTCGCGGGCGACTTCGTAGGCCTTTTGGTAGGTGTCGCGGTATTGGGCGAAGTCCGCGCCTTCCTGCGCGGGGTCGTAACCCTTGGCGGTGTTCGCCTTTGCCTGCCAGTCCGTATAGGCGGAGTCGTAAACCGGGGCCCCGGCGTCAATGGCTTGGAGAAATGCGGCGCTGGTGGCGTCTCCCTTGCGCTTGGCCTCGAAGGCCGCCCGGTCGTCGCGCTGCTGAAACTTGCCCTGAATGGCGGTATAAAATCCCAAGTCATCCTTGGGGCCGTTGAAATTCTCGTTGGCGTATTGGTCGCGCAACGTGTCGTAAACCGGCGCCACCCGGTCCAAGGGTATCTCGGTTGCGTGCGCGAGAAAGGCCATGTTGGCCGACTGCGCCCGGGCTTTGTTGGCGTCGGGCACGAAGGGACCCAGCTCGGCCTGCATCTCCTTGGACCATTTGCCGCCGAGGGTTTCGACATCGGAAAAGAGCGGGCGGATTTGCGCCTCGCGCGCGCTGCGTTCCGCGTCGAGCCGTTTCTGGGTGGCGTCGTGCCACTCTTGAATCTGCGGGCGGATTTGATCCTGCATGGCCGGATCCGCCTGGGGAAACGCCTCGATGAGGATGGATGCTTGCTGGTCGTCGATCATGATTAGGCTTTGCGGAAGTTGGTCACTTGCACCCCGTCTTTTGCGTGCAGCCCGGAGGGGCTGAAGAAGTCGAACCGGCCGCGCAGCGGGGGGAGCCCCAGTTTTCTGGCCTGCTCGTCGGTGGCGGTGTGGTCGGAGTATTGGCGGCGGACGGTGGAGCCGTCGGCGAGTTGAAGCTCCACCCAGTCGCCCTGCTTGATGCCCCGGAGTTTGAACTGCTCTTGAATGTCCGGGGAGATGGCCAGGCTGTTTTCGTCGAGCGTGTTGTTCCACGCGCCCACCCGGTTCTTTGAGGCGTTGTCCTTCCACGGGTCGGCCTTGTAGCCGTAGCTTGTGACTTTGCCACCCATAGCCGGGGCGCTGGCGTCGGAGAGCGGTTTGCCTTGGAGGATCTTCTTTGCGTCCTCCAAGGTCTTGCGGGCCTCCTGGGGCGGCTTGTAAGTGCTCTCCGGCGAGCTGAGAAACTTGGCGGCGGCGGAGGCGGGCGCGTCTTTGCTGAGCCGGTCCTTGAACCAGTTGTTGATCTCCACTTGGCCCCATTCGGGGTGCCGCTTGAGCAGGGCCTCCCCTTCTTGTGTGATTTGAAGCGCTTTCTCGTAGGCCTTCTCGTTTGCCGCCCGGGCGGCGGCGTCTTTTTCTTTGGCGCTCTCCCCCCACCACCAGTGGAATTCACTGAGGTTCGGGTCAATGGGCTTTGAAGAAAGTCCTTTTGTAAATTCCCCGAACACCTTGGCGTGAAGGGCGTTCTTCGTTAACTCTCCGAGCACTTTCTTAGCGCTGGTATTGACCGGGCCTGAGCGGCCTTTGGTCTGATTCTCCAACTCCGACATGAGCTTTGAGCGGTAGTCGCTGCGCAGGGACAACACGCTGCTCATGAGGTTGAAGTGTTCTTCGCTGGTCGGGTCCTTGGCCGGGTCGTAGAGCTCGATGGAGCGTTGAACCGTGTAGTATTGCTCGAAGCTCGGGGGCGCCGACGCCGTGGCGCGGTCCTCCAGCTTCGAAAAGTAATTCGTGAGCTTCTGCGCTGCGATCGGGTCGAGCGACGGCCCGAAGAACTCCTTGGCGTCGTCCATCGTGGTGATCCGCCCCCCGTCGATCATGTCGATCGTGGCGCCGAACCGTTCCCCGCGCAGGGAGTTGGTCTTGTGCTCCGCGTGTTGCTGGAGTTTGAGCCGCTGAATCTGGGGAAGGTCTTTGTATTGCTCCGGATCCGAAAGCGCTTTGCTGGCCGTCACCGGGTCGGCTTCGATCGCCGCTTGGGCGCGGTTAAACTGCACCTGTTTTTCAGCGTGCAGCTTCATGCCCTCAGCTTGGTCGTCCCAGGCCAGCCCTTTTTGGCGCATGACATCGGCGGTGGCCTTGGCCCCCTCCACGTCGCCCGCGTCAATCTGCGTCTCGTAAAGCCGGGTGTGGGCTTTGGTGGAACGATCGAAACTTACGTCGGCGGCCTTAAGGCTCAGAGCGCCTGTGTTCTTCCGCCCAAACTCCATTGAGTAACGCTGGATGGCTTGCTTTGCGTAAGGCGATAGCGACTTGTCCGCCAAAAGTTCCTTGGTCTTTTCGCCGAGTGCTTTTTCGTACCCGGTCGCCCAGGTGTTGGTGTCGGAGCCAGGGGCAAGCTGGCTTTGGTAAGCGGTGAAATGTTCGTTGAGCGCGGACTGCGCCCCAATGATTGCCGTGTCGTTGTCCGCCTTGGCTTTCTCGGCGAAGATGTTGCCGAGCATGTTGCTGGTCTGGCTCACCCCACGCGCCAGCGAACGCATTCCTTGCGCGGCCCCGTCGAACGCGCCTTGGCGAATCCCCTCCTCGCGGAGCATGTTGGCGGCTTGGCTGAAATTCGCGCCTCTCCCGGCGGCTTCGCCGGTGGGCATGGCTACGCCCTGGGGAGCGTTCGGGATCGCGGCAATGGGAATGCGTGGCATTAGGGTTTTTTCTTTTTGGAGAACGCGCCTTTGCTGTAGGCGTCGTAAGTTTGGCCGCCCGCTTGGGCTGCGCCTGAGAGCAACGAGCCGTAACCATCCAAGCGGTACCCCTGCGCGGTGGCACGGCCTGAGGCTTCGGTGATCTGGGCTTGCCGGAGCGCGATCTTGTTGCCAGCGGCGGCGGCTTTGTAATTGAGATCCTGCGTGAAAGCGTCGTCGAGCAGCCCGGCCCGGGTGAGCTCGCCTTTGCGGGTCAGCGCGCGGTTCTCAAGGTCGGCCTTGTATTGGACATCCTGATTTTGAAGCTCAAACAGGCCCGCCGTCTCCGCCAACTGCGCGAGGGGCGACCCGCTCATGACCACGCCCGCCTTGGCGTAGCTGGCCCGGGTCTTTGCCATGGCGCGCGCTTTTTCTTCTTGGTTGCGCTGGATCTGGGCCTGCGCCTCCCGGGTGCGTTGGACCGCTTCGTTGTCGATCGCCTGCGTCTGATTTTGCTGGGTCTGGATTGCGGCCTGAGCGCTGAGCGCCTGCCGCTGCTGCATCCGCATTTGAAGATCCGCCTGCTGGCGCTGCACTGCTGCGTTGTAGGCGCCGATCTTCTCGCTGTTTTTGGCCTGCTGCTGAGAGGAGTAGTAGGACATCCCGGCCCCGGCGAGGCCCGTCACAATGGATGCCGCCGCCAAAACTCCGGCGGTGATCCCCACTTGTTGCTGTTGCTCCTCAAACGGCTGCCACTGCGCCGGGGCGGGTTGCTCTTGGCTGTGTCTCATGGGCGGGTGAAAAGGGTCAAGTGGGTGATTCCGCTGTCGTTGTTGTGGAACCCGAATTTCTCAAAGGCCCGGATCAATCCCGCGTTTTTGAGCGCGGCCAGGACCACCCCGTAATCGTTTTCAAGCGCCACTTCCTTGAGCGCCCCGAGGAGGTGATTGATAGAGCGGAGGCTTTCCCGCGGGGTGTTGTCGGGGTTTGTGACTGTCCATTCCAGCATCGCCACCCCGACGGAGTTGTCCATGTAAAGCCAGGCGGCGGCTTTCGGCACGCCGTCAAGCTCCACGATGCACCCGAGTTTCGGGAGCATGTCCCGGGGAACGGCTGGCCACCCGTGCGCTTTCCACCACTCGCAGACCATTGAATAATCAGCCTCAAGCTCGATCATCCGGGCGGCGTAAACGGGCAGCGGTTTAATCTCCGAGCACTTCATATTTGGGTATCAACGCCAGCACGGTCAACGGGAGTGGCTGGGTCTGCCGTACTTGGATGGTGCCTTTGTCTTCGTGAGGCCGGGCAACCATCACGGTCTTGTCACCGGTGAAAACCGGCGGGCTGCTGCCCATCGGGTCGGCGGTGTCGCGGCTGTAAATGGGGTCCCATTCGCCGTTTTCCACTTCGACCTCGCCGCCGAGGCTCTTGTAAATCCGGACCACCATGCGGTTGACCCGAAACTTGCGGCCTTGCGCGCTGCCGTCGGGAAGCTGCCCCGGGTCCAGCGGCATGGGTTTGAGCGTGCTGGTGTAGGGTAAGCCCACGGTCACCACGCTGGCGGCTTTGGGTAGGGTGATGGTGCCTGCGCTGACGGTCTGGTTCGGAACCACGGCCCCGTCAGCCAGGATGCTCACGGTCTTGCCGTTGAGATGGCTCAGGCCGGTCACGGTGACCGCAGGCGCGCCGTTGTAGGTTTTTCCGGCGTCCACGTAGAACCAATCCGTCTTGGTCTCCGCCTCCAACGTCTCGCGATAAGCGGGATCCATGCGTTCGATGAACCGCACCGGCACCCCGTTGATCACGCGGAGGATCGAACACCACACTTCATCGCCGCCCGTGCCCTCGCCGTAAATCGTGGCCACGCTCTCAAACACCCCGTCGGTCGTGTGCCGGTGCCAGCCCACCACGTTCTGCCCGCGTTCGTAGGTCATCCCGGCAAGGTTCCCGTCGCCGGTCACCACCCAAAGGATCGCGTCGGGCTGAGCCTGAAACGCAAGGTCCGTAATACCCCCGCTGGTGACGTGATCGGCCAGCAACGTGAGATCCGCCGAGACGTAGCCGTCTTTCTCGAACTGAAAGACGAACTCCCGCACTTTGCGCCCCTGTCGCTGGATGAACAGGGTGACCTCGTTGGCCAGCAGCGCCCGGCTGTATTTGCTCCCGAAATGGCTCTGGGGCCGGATGTTGATGCTGCTGGGGGTGATCGCCGCATCGCTGCTGCTGGCGGAAACGATGTATTCATAACCGGCCGTCCCGACGCAAAGAACCTGCTGGCTCACCATCCAGTTGATCGCGTTGGACTCGCTGGAAGCGATCGTGAAGGCAAGCGCGCTGTCGTCGTAAGTGCCGGAGCGGAACGTCTCGAAATCGTTGATCTTACTGCCCCAGATCGTTTGCGGTTCGGCTGTGTTGCCACCGAAAAACAGGCGCTGCTCGTGCATGGCCACCGTGCGCGGAAACCCACGGCGCGGGCTCCAACTGCCCTCCGCCCAAAACTCCGTGGCCGTGGTGGCAAAAAGCTCTTTCTGAACCGAGCCAGTGACAACGGTGGGGCTGGTGTAACCCGTGATCTTGACCACGCCATAAACGCCCGCGTCCTGGGCTTCGATGTAAGCGCGGGTGGTGGACGATCCATGTGACCAATCCGTTACGTTGATACGCAACTCGCACTCCGTGGCCTCGTCGCCGCTGGTCGAAATGTTCCGGTCGCTGGTCCCGCGAAAGCTCCGGATTGTCTCCCACGGGCCGCTCCCGTAACGCCGCTGAATGTTCAGTGTCGCGGTCCATGTGCCGTAGGTGCGGAAATCCCACGGGCCAATCACCCGCAGCGACCCGCTCGCTCCGGTAGATGAAATTTCCCTTTCAACGTAGGCGGTCGTGCGTTTGTGGACGACCTGGTAATAACCGCCCACGTTGCCGGGATCGAACACGGCGGCGGACGCGGTCAGCGTGATGCTGTTGCCGGTCGTGGCGCTCGGGGTGATGGTTGTGCTGTTGACGTTCTCGTCGCGGAACGCCGGGTAAGCCCAGGCCACCTCTGCCAAGGTCCAATTGGTGTCCGAGAGCCGGGAAAGCTTGTAAACCGGATGACTCGGATGAACCAAATACATCACATCGTTGATCTGGACATACTGAATGTCGTCCAGTTGTTCTCTCAAATACGGGCTGCCGATCTGATACAACACGCCGGGAGATGTTTCGACTCTCGCGCCGTTGCTGAAAAAGCGGATGTAGAATTGGCCCAGCTCCAGAATAAAATTCGTGGTGGTCGAGAAGTTGAACCCGATCAGCCGGACCCGGAGCGGCCCGACGGTGGCGATGTATTCAAACCCCGGCCGGCGGTTCACGCCGCCGTAGGGCATGATCACGAAATTCTCCAGCGTCCGGCAGGCGCTTGCGTATTTCTCGAGATCCGGACGCGACTCCAGCCGCGGGGAAAGCTCGCCGGAGTTAAAACTGGGGATGAGTTGAACGGGCATGTTATCCGATGTCGCTCACGAAACGCGCGTTGACTAAATCGCTTTCCACCCATGCCGCTTTGCGCTTGGGTCGGCCCTCTTTGGAATCCTGCGAGGAAGCCAGATTTTTGAGCATCCCCTCAAACTCCTGCATGAGCTCAGCGGCCTGGGACCGGCTACCCGTGAGCGGGGTCACGATGTCGCTCGCTAGCTTGATGGAGAGCGCCTTGATGAAAAGCGGGTCGAACAGGTTCGCGTCCTCGACGCGCGCGGTGTAGAGGATGCGCGCCTCCTCCTGATCGGTGAGCAGTTTCCCCTGCTCCACCACGTAGGGCGGGCGATTCTCCCCGTTCTCGTAGGCGTTGAGCTGGAGCACCCGGAGGCAGTCCGTGGGGAGTTGATATTGGCAGGCCCAACCGAACGCCGGGGCGTCTGCGAGCCGCGAAAGAGTCGCCCGTGCCGTGGCGAAATTCCACGCGTGGGACCGGAGCACTTCGTCGCGCCCCTGGGCGTAGAACAATTTGCAGTAACGCGCGGGCTGGGTGGCGTCGTCCAAGGACATGATCCGGATCGAGCCGATTTTCCCCAGCGCCAGATTGCAAATTGTGGTTTCGTCCGAGGCCATAAAAAAGAGGTGCAACCCTGCGGAAAGAGCCTCCACCCGGTTGCGCAGGTGGAGGCCCTGATTATTTCAACCGCGCCCGGTTAAGGGGCGATGTAGGTCAGCCGGACCCGGATCAGCTTTCCGGCCGTGACGGTGCCGGAGCTGAGCGCGATCTTGGCCTTGATGACCTCGTTACCCGCCGCAATCGCGTAGGGCGTCAGACCGATGGCTGCCGTTGGCGTCACCGCCGTGGTAGCCGCCGCAGTCAGCGAGATGGACGTGGCGCTGTAGCGGTCGTCGTCGCCGTCGTCGCCCAGGGTGGCGAACGCGGTGCCGGTCCCGCCGCACGCTTCCATGGACACACGGCACTCCTCGGGGATCAGGACGGACCCAATCGGGAGAGTGGCGATGTGCACCAGGTCGTTGGCCGCCCATGCCGCCGTGGTCGTGATAAGCGCGGAGACATGGCGTTTCTCACCGCTGGTAAGCGCGGAGTTGTTGTTGCGGCTCGCGAGGGTCCCGAGTGCCGCGTTGGCTTGGATGTCAGAGTTAAATGAAGGCATAGTCTAGATTTCCTTTCGTTGGTGTTCCTATGGACTACGGGGATTGATCGCAGGCGATGCTCACCACCTTGGTTTCCTCCAACCGGGTCGCGCCCAGCCGGGCCACGCTGCGGATCTGAAGCGCGTGGTTCTGGGTCGGGAGAATATCGGTGTAAACCTGACGCCCGGCGTCCGTGAGAACGACTCCGCTTTTGGCGTAGGCGTAGCAAGTGCGAACATCCGTGGAGGTGTTGAGCGGGAGCCGCTGGGAGCGCCGCCATTTGAAGCCCATCCAGCGGTCAATCGAGCCGTCAACCAACGCTTTCACGTTGTTGTAGTCGGACGATTTTACCTCGGCCACGTTGAGCAGGAGATCATCCAGCTGCGCTTGGCTGTAAACGAAAATGAGCTCCTCATCTTCGTCCACGTCGTTTTTCCCAAACTTGCTCTTGGCCTCGATGACTTTGGCGAGGGTGAGCCCGCTGTTGGCGGCTGCACCGCTGGCAACAAAGTTCACAGCCACCGCCTGCGTTGGCGCAAACTCGGTGGCAATAACTCCGGTCGGGCCGCTGTAGGCGATGCCGCCCAGGGCGTCGATGATCACCTGGTCGCAGGTGCGCATGTAGGCCATGGCGTGGTTGTTGATGAGCGGGCTGGTGGGAAGCGCGATCGTGCCAAGGAGGTCGTCGTCGAACTCGTCGAGAACGTCCACCGCGTCATAACCCTGCTCGCGCACCCAGCGCTTTGCGGTGGCGGTGTTCTGCGCGCTGGTTTTCTCGGCGCGGCCCGTGATGAGCCGCATCGCGGTCGCGGCCATCTGGTTGTAGGATTTCTCCTTGCCGCTGATGGTGTCCAGAGTGACGAACTCTTTGAGTCGGCTCTGTTTTTGCTGAACTAAGTGATTCCAATTAGTCGAAAATTCCGTCGGAAAAAAATCCGGAATTGTGGTGATTGCAGCCATTTAAGGTCCTCCTTTGGAGTGTGTGAGTTTTGGTCTCCAGCGGCTGGGCGAGTGTCCCGAGCGGGGTCGTCGTCGTCTGGTGTTGAGATGCCGCTGGAAGGCTCGCTAAGGAGGTGTCTTCCGCTTGCGATTCGAGCAATAGTAACCAATTTTCTCGCGCGCGAGCGGAAAATGAGATGTGCCCCAAAACGGTAAGGGCCCGACCAGCACACACGCGCCGATCGAGCCCCCACCGTGTTCCACCATGGATGTGTTACCCGTGTCGCATCAGGCTGCGGACAAGCTCGACGGTCTCGCCGTCCCCTTCCTGATACTTCGCGTAAAGTGGGTTGCTCTTGTCGGTCATGATCGACTTGGCCCGGATCTTCCCGGCCTGCATGGACGGCGCAAACTCGCCGGTGACCAACTTATCCTCGCTCATCATACCCGCGAACCGCACCAGCGCCTGCACGACCTTGGGATCGCGCAGCCCGTCGGTGTGCGGGTCGAGTCCAACCGTTTGCGCCACGCGCGCGGCGAGGCTGATGTTCTTGTCGAAATTCGCGCCCCATGCGGTTTGCAGCTCCTGCTTTCCGCGCTCAAGCTCTGCGCCGATCATCTTGCCGACCTCCTCGGCCCGCATGGCTTCCTGCGAGAGTTGCAGCGCGGCCAGCTCCTTCATTGCGGCGGCCGGGATGTGGTGTTTATGGGCGATCTCCGCGTAAGCTTTACCGGTGGCGTCGTCCCAGGTCACGCCGTCCGGAAGTTTCTCGGGCTTGAGTTGGTAGCCGTCCACGGTCTCCGGCACGCCCACCGCTTTCCGGTAAGCTGCGATTTCCTCGGGCGTGCTTTTCTCGCCGGGGATGTTCACCGCGGAGCTTTTCTTTCCGAGTAACTGCTGGAGCTCAAAGTGGCTCTTGGCCAACTCGGGGAGGCCCCGGTATTTGGCGAGCGTTTGCTTTGCCGGGTCCAGCTCCCCGGGGAGCCGGTCCAGCCAGCCATCCGCGAAACTGCCGTCATCGCCCACGTAGCCTCTGGGGGCGCTGGAGGGGCTGGCCTGCGTGGTTGTGTCCGTGGCGGGTGCCGTGGTTTGTGCCGTGGCTGCTGCGGAGTCGGTGGTGCCTATGAGAGTGTCTGACATGGTGGATTAGTTGAGGTGATGTTTGCGTGCGGAAAATCGGGCGACGTATTCCTCCGGGTGATATTCCCGGAGCCATTCGACGTAAGCGGGCGTCTTGTCTCCGGCCTGCGGATCCAGCGCGGGCGCCGGTGGAATCTCTTCGGATTTCTTGGGGGCGGGCTTCTTCGTCATGACTTCTTCACCCGGGTCTTGGGTGTCTCAATGTTGCCGTCCCCTGCCGAGGGCGCGGCCAAGATTGCTTCGATGTGCAGCCAAACCTGCCTTTGCCCGTCCCGGATCGCCGCGTGAATGGGGTCGTATTCACAGTGCCGCCCCCGCTCCTGGGGAATGAAGGCGGGCATGTGCAGCCCGAACGTCTCGCGGATGTGGTCGAGCACAAGCTTCCCGTCTTCAGTGGCGAACAAGCGCCGGAACGCATTCCCGATCCGCTGCGACTTCTTGGCTTTCTCAATCAACGCCTCGGTCATGCCATGTCTCCCAGTGCCTGCCCGATTGCCGAGTCAGGTTTGATGCTCCCCGCTTTTGCGGCCGCGTTGGCCATCATCTCCGCCTGTTGCGCCTGCGCCTGAGCCTGCTCAACTTCCGCGCGCGCTTGGCGCATCTCCATTACCTTCTCAAAGGGCAGCATCCAATCCGCGTTGACTCCGTTGTTGCGGGCCCGGTCCCGGGCGATCCGGTCCCAGTCGTAATTATCGAGAATCTCCGGCCGCTGCTGGGCAATGGGCAGTGTCATCTCCATATCCCTATCGAACGCCGAGTTTTCAAGGTTCTTGATGGCAAGCGCGATCCGGCTGTTGTAGGTCACCCGGGGCTGCGCGAGGTAGGCCCCGCTGGCGTCCTGCACGACCACCGATTCAGGCGGCGGCGGGAACAGACCCGCGCGGAGATGGATCGAGAACACCCGCTCAAGCAACGGGTTGAAAACCTCGGTCGTCATCCGGGCGAACGTGGGCGAGAACTGAATCAGCTTTTCCCCCGAGCGCTCAGAGACCTCCCGGGCGGTCATCTGTTTATCCGTGCGGCTGAACATCTGGAAGAGGTCCACATGGTAAGCCTCTTCGATGGCGTCCCGTTTGACCTTCGCGCGCGCTTCGCCGACGTCATACCGGCCAGCCGTGCCCCATTCCCTAGGGATCGCGTTGGGCATTGCCGCGTTGTAGTAGGTGATGCCGCTGCTGCGGAGGTCGATGTCGCCCTCATGCGTCGAGGGGACCAAGAACCGGGGAAACGCCGCGAGCTCCGCCAGGGCGTCCATCTGCTTCTCCAGAAAATTCAACTGCCGAGCCTCGGGGAGCGCCATCCAGCTCGGGCTCCAGCCATAGACCTCGTTTCCCCAGGTGAGGAACCGGGACGCCGCAAACGGCGATTCGGGGTAACCCGAGTTCCGCACAACGTGCTTGCTCTTCTTCTCCACGTAAACCGAGGCAATCGGCATGTTCTCAGGATCACTCTTGCGCGGGTCGATCTGCTCCGGGTCTCTTGGGAAAACGCCGTGAATGAACGAGTGCTTCTTGTCCTGCTCCTTGCTGTCCTTGGATTCCAGCGCCTTGCGCAGCTCGGGCGAAAGATTCTCCGCGCCAAACTTCATCGCGGCCTGTCGTGCCGTAAGCTCGAAATCCCGGAAACACGTGTCCACCAGCCCCTCATCGTCCTCGGCGATGCTGTAGCTGCCGACCGGCCAGCACGCAAACGTCACCGGGTTGCGCTTCCCGGGTTCGCAGTAGATCACCGACGTTCCGAACGCGCCCCGGTCGAGATAAAATTCATGAATCACCGAATAGAAATTCGACCGGCTGAGTGATGCCTGGGCAATCTCTGTGCAGCGTTTGAACCATTGTTTCGCCTCGTCGTCACCTTGAATCTCGGGCGGTGCGTCGAAGTTGAACCACGCGCCTTCGTGCGGCGTCATCCAAGAGAGCTTCCCGTTGGCGAGGATCTGGTTTGCCCGGATCGCGGTCCCGTCGAAAAGCTGCTGCTCGTTGCTGGTGTTGGGCTGGCTTTGGGTGCGGGTGATGTTCGCTTTGCGCGGCATCACGTATTGGGCAACGTCCTGCCAGAACCCATCCCACACGCTGCGCTCATTGCGTAGAGATTCGCTGCGCTGGATCACATCCGCCCCGAGTTGGGAGAGAGATTCCATCAGCCCAGGAGCGTTTTCTTGCCGTCGGTCGCGGGTTGACCGGGCTTATAGCCGCCCGTCTCCCCTGCCAACAAAGTGCGCGCCATGCCGTTCTGGCGCGCGGATTGCCTGCGGGCATCGCGCTCGACTTGATCCACTGCGGGAGAATCCATCTGAGGCGGTGGCGGAGGCGGCGGTGGCGGAGGCAGCGGCGCAGGCGTGGGCATCGCTGGCATTTGGAAATCCTCTTTCCGCTGCTTTGGCGGTTTGGGGATCTCGGCCTTGCCGCCCTTGAACCAAGAGAGCGTAGGCTTTGAGTCGGCCTCTGGAGCCGTGGGCGCGTCCTCGCCTTCGAGCGCGAAAACTACTTCCGGCGGGAGAGCGTAGAGAGCCCCGGCGATGAGGACGAAAACAAGAGCGGTTTGGATGAACATAACCTTTTTACGTGTTTTGCGTAAAAACACCTGATCACGTTCTGTCGCTCGAAAATCACAAACTCAAGGGGAAATGGTTCCACCCGCCAAAACTCCGCCAGGTTGCCCGCCGCGAGGTAAACCATCCACGCATCCCACTCCGCGCGGGGGAACACACACCACGGGTTGACGAGTTCCTCCCTCGGCGCGTTGTGTCGCACCGGCCGCCCCATAACGAACATCGTGGGCGTGCTGTAAACGTAGCCGTTGAGCAGGTGCGCTTCCAGATCCTCGCGGAAGGTCCGGGCGCAGTCTTCGCGCTCGTAGACGGCAGCGGCCAGCTCCGCCGGGGTCATCGCAACACCCGGGCGCCGCCGCCCCTGAACCCGGTCAACACTCGGGCGGGCCCGGTGTTCGGCCGGCGCGCGATGGCGGAACGATCGACCACAAGCCCGTGTTTGATCGCCTGATGACTGAGGCTGAACGCATCCGAGAAATGCGAAGCCCAGTCATGCACTGGCACATCCTTGATCGTCACCCCGTCGCGCTCCTCCTTCGCGTGGTAGGCGTCCAGCGCCTCGATGCCGTCGCCGCATCCGCTGGCGTTGAAATGCGCGCGCGGGAATGCGTCCTGGGCGAGATTGATCCCGTCCCAGACCGAGTGCTGCCGGGGCACCGGCACCACGTTGGTCAGTCCTGCCACCCCCAACGCCTCTTCCCAGAGCCCGCCATTCTGCGCGGCGGCGTCGTGCGGGATAAAATGCGCCCCGTAGGCGTAGCGCTTCGCCTTGAGGTAGCCAGCCCAGTCAGCCGGTGTTCTGCGATCCTCGCCGCCTGAGAGGGCTTCGAGGTAGTTGATCCGGTCGCCCACAAGCTGCCAGATCCAGAGCCGCTGGTTCTGCGGGGCGCCCACGTCCCAGCTTGTGTAAACCGGCAGCTCCTTGAACCACAGCACATCGTCCGACACCCGGCGCGCGGCCCGTGCGGCTTCGAGGTGGCTCGCGTAGATCGCGCCCGGCCGTCCCACGGCGAAGCTGCATTCATACTCCTGGGCAAACGTGTGCGGGGGCGTCCCGTTGCGGATGTCGGCGAGCTCGGACGCTGGCAGAATCCCCGAGTCGCTCGCGCGCAGAATCAGCGTGAACCAAGCCGGATCTTTGAGCGCCTCGCTCCACAACCGCCAGAATTGGTTCCGGCCCTTTGGGGTCCCGATGAACGTCGCCCATCCGGTGTAGTCGCTTAGACACGGCCGAATGACCGCGTGCCACGCGGCCGGGTCAATATCCGCGTATTCGTCGATGACAACCCCGTCGAGATACAGCCCCCGCATGCGTTCGTAAGACTCGCCGGAGTAAAGCCGAATCGACGCCCCGCTTGGCAGGATCACCACCAGATCCGCCTCGTTGATGCGCACCCCCGGAATCTGTCCGAGAAACTGCTTGATGTAGCTCCAAGCGATGTCCTTGGCCTGATCGCGCGTCGGGGCCACGTAGGCGTAACGCAGGGGCGGCCCGGGGCGGGTGTGGGTCAACGCCCGCAGAATCAAATCTTGAATGCAGCAGAATGTCTTCCCGCCCCGGCGATGCACGACCATGCAGGCCCAGCGTTGGCTGCGTTCCAGGTAGCCCCGGAACTGCTCCCGAGGTTCGATCTCAACCGTGATCCGGGCCACTGCGTCCCCCGATTTTGACCACGATGTCCACCTCGCCCGCGTGTTCGACCTCGACCTTGTCCCCGTATTTCTTCGGGGCGATCTTGGAGGCCGCCCACTTGAGCGCATCCATGCGGAGCCTGCCAAGCTGCGCGTCTTTCGCGGTGCGCGCCTCCTCCAAGATCATCTCGGCGAACGTGTCCGCCTGCTTCGCGCGCGCGCGCACATACTGGTCGCGAAGTTCCGGTCGTTCCTCGACCAAATCCAGAAACATGCCCTTTGATGGGAACCCTTTTGTTTTACAAATCTCGATCAGCGTTTTGCCCTCGGCGAGTTGGCGAAACACCTCGGCGAGCGTCTCGCTCGGAATGTCTGCGCGCTTGATTCGCTTCGCCATGGCTCAAGGTCCTAGTGTCCGATTTCGCGTCGTGTCCAGACCTGTTTTTTTGAAGGCCCAAAAGGCCAAGGCCAATAAATACCCCCCTAAAGGGGGGTTATTGGCCTTCTTGGCCTAAGGCCAGAAAGGTCAATTTGGCCCTTCTTGGCCTTATTGGCCTAAACGCGCCTTTTTGCCCTCCATTCGCCGGGTTCTGCCTTCGATTCCTCCACCCATTTCAGGTCCTTGAGCCGCTCCCATTTGGTCTTGAACGTGGACGTTGACCAATCGGCCGCAACAGCGCGCTTGAGCATCTCGGAATAAGTCACCTGCTCATCTCCCATCATTTTGAGCAGTTTCTCCGGCGACCACACCTCAACCCGCCCCTTGCGCACAGGCTCAGCCTCTGGCAACTCGTCCGCCTCTGCGGGCCGCCAGCAAATCGACCCCGGCTCTTTGGCGTGTGCGATCGACCGGTGATAGATGCGTTCCCCCTCTTCGCCCACCCAACCCGCCCGGGCGCCGCGTTTGCCAAGGACCAGCTGAAAAACCTCATGAGAGCCCAGCCCCCGCACGGCCACAACGGCCCGGGCCCAGTTGGCCCATTCCGCGCTGCCGCTGCCGAGGTATGCCAAGTCATTGCCAGCCCATGTCGCCTTTTCCTGCCCGCTGGGCGGCTTGTTGGTGTGATGCACGATCACCGTGGCGCAGTCGTATTTGTGGAGGATGGGGTTGAGCCCGTTGCGGAGGAATCCGCCGACAACCTCCTGGGATTTCACATCGCCGCCGATGTAGGCAAGCGCCGGATCCAGCCAAAGAAGATCCATCGTCGCCGAGGCGGCAATCGGCTCGACCACCTGGGAGAGAAACGCATCCCCGCTCAGGGTGTCGCAAGTGTGCACGCTCACGTTCGCGAGCGCCTTGGCCTGCTCCTGCGCAGACAGACGAAGCCCCCGGATCACGCCGTCGCGCATCTCAGCCAAGTCCCCGTCGTCGTTCTCCGCCTGAATGAGCACCGAACGCAGGGGACGCGCCGGGCGAAGCCCGAAACATTCCCGGCCCAACGCCCAGAGGATCATGCATTGCATAGATAAACTCGATTTCCCGATGCCCGAGGGGCCCACCAGCAGCATTCCCCCGCCCTTGCACAGAAACCTGTCCTTGATGAGCTCGTCCGAGTCGTCCTTTGGCCGTTGCAGGCTGGCTAATGACCGAGTGAGCACCGGGGCGGCCGGTGTCGGCTTCTTCTTGGCCTTGGCGACAATGTCCCCAGGGCTGCCCTCGGCGAACCATCCGCAATATCCGCAACGGCACGCCCCCTCGATGACGTCGAGCGGCTCGGGCTCCGGGCAGGCCGGGCAAACAAACGTCAGCGCGCCGCTGCCAATGCTGGCCGACGCATAGAGATCCGCAGCGCGCCATGCGTGGTAGAGCTGCTCTTCAAAGGTGGTTGGGGTGGTGGTGGACATTGGAAAAAGGGATCGAAAAAGAAAACTTCTTGGCGGACTTCCCCGGGGGTCTCCCATCCGGGGGGTAAATAAGCTTCTGGGGCAGGCGGCGCGGACCGCACCCCGCCTGGGAGCCGGACCAACTGGCACCGGGTCCAAGTGGCCGGATCCGCGCCCAGCCTCACGGCCTCGGTCATGAGCTCCCGGGCGTGCTCCTCGCTCTTGCAAGGGCCATACCAGCCATGGAGGGATTTCCCCCCCGAATGCACGGCCAACCGCAACTGGGGCCAGCCCAGTGCCTCGGCAACGGCCTTGAGATACCAATGGATCGCCGCCTGTTCATCCAGGCTGCCGCAATCAAACTCCACCACTAGCCAGCGCCGGGGCCCGGTGTTATCGAGCGAGCGGTGAGTGAGTCGCCCGTCGAGCCCGCGCCCGCTTGTGCCGGTCATGGGACTGGGGACCACCAGCCCGCACCCGTCAGCCTCTCCCCAGCGCGCCCGGCTCCGGGTCCGTGCCGTGCCGGGATGCCCTGCGGCGAGGCAAAGCCATTCCGCATCGGGCAACAGAGCATTGAGCCACTGCATCGCGCTCTGTTGCGGAGGCTCCACCGGGCTGCGGTGAAAAAGATCCACCAACCCGCCCACGCCGTCGCGTTTGGATGCCGCCACCATGGCCGCCCGGTGGCCAGGCTCCGGCTTTGGCCAACGCTCCGCGCTGGCAGAACGCCGTGGGGCCGCTTCCTGCAGGTCCGGCGCATCCTTGTCGGCCGGCGCTTGCCACGCGATCTCCCGTGAATTAGCAACCGCGTCTCGGATCTCCCGGGGCGTCACCCTGCGGGCCGCTCCAGCGGTGGCGGCAGTCAGGGCGGCTTCGATCACCGGCCCGGGCATATGGGCATGGAGTTGCCGGGCGACCGCGAACAGCCAGGCATGAATCCCGGCGCCCGCCGTCGGCGGGGACGCGAGCTTTTCCACCAACCATTGAGGGAGACTCACGAGAGCACCCCCGCCAAGATCTCCGAAATCTCAACCCCAGCCTGCTCCCGGTAGCCGCGCCGGAGCACGGGTGCCAACACCGGGAGGAACCCCTCAAACGCATCGGCCCCCTGTTGGGTGGCATAAACGAACACCATCCTGTTTTCCCGCCCGTCACGTTCCCAGGCGATGGCCCGGAGAGCGCCGCGGAGGTTGATCTCGAGCCCCCCGTTGGCCGGGACTTGGCCCAGTATCCAATCCACAGCTGCCTGCACCCCCTGAGTTTCCGCCGCGTGTGTGCTCATGACCGGCCCCCGATCCTCTGGCCGATCACGTAACCCGCCTGCTCCCGAGTCATGAGTTCCGCATTCGGGTTGCCCAGTCGGCGCAACAGCATTACCTGCTTCGGTGTCGCCAGCCCCATCTCCGCCCGGTGGGCGAGCCGGTCAATCAGCTTGGCCGCAAAGCCCCGCGTCATCCGCTCGGTCCAGATCCCCGCGCGGGAAAGCACGGCCAGCTGATTCTCCGTCGGCGGTTCCTCCTCCCAGGGCATCGTCGGTTCGTATTCCTCAAGGTCGCTGTCATGGATACCGACCGCCCACGCAAGCGGATCCACAAGACCCTTGGGCGCTTTGCGGTTCTTCGCAGCCTCCTCCAGCTGGGCAGCGAGGGCCTGCTCCACATCCACCTTCGCGCGCGCCTCGGCCTCGAGGATCTCCGCGCCTGCGTCGAGGTGCGCTTGGAGCGCCTTCTTGTGGGTCTCGTTGGGGGCGGAAATGTCCGCCGGCTGACAGAGGGACAAATCCCCGCTCAACCAGAGCGGATCCAAGAGCAGGCAAAACTCTTTGCCCGGCGCCGTCCGCGTGCCCCGGCCCACAATCTGGCAATACAACGCCCGGCTCTTGGTGGGGCGCAGGCACAGAATACAGTCGATGTCCGGCTGATCGTAGCCCTCGGTGAGCAACATGGCATTGCAAAGCGCCGTGCCCTGTCCCGCGCGCCGGAACCAGTCCAGCCGGTCGGCCCGGTCCTCACTGCCCCCGTCCACGTGCCGGGCGTCGATCCCCTCCTCCGCCAGCGCTTCCGCGAATTTCTCGCTCACATCGCACCTGGGGAGAAACACCAAGGTTTTCCGATCCCAGATCTCCGAAGCGGCAGCCCGGGCGACTTCCCGCAACCGAGGCTCCAGCAGACTGCTGGCGACGTCTGCCGATAAATCCGAGCCGCTGCGCAGCTTGATTGAGCGGGCGTCAATTTCGACAGGGAGCCGAAGGGCCCTCAGATTGCAGAGGTGCCCGGCGCCGATGAGTTCCAGCAAACCGATCTCAAACGCGACGTTTTGGTAAAACGCCCCGAGCGATTTGCGGTCGGCCCGGTCGGGGGTGGCAGTCACCCCCAGCACGCGCGCAGTTTCAAACCGCCCGAGCACCTCCTGCCATTCCTCCGAAAGACTGTGATGAGCCTCGTCGCAGATGATTAGATCAAACGCATCCGGATCGTACTTGTGCAGCCGTCGCCGGACACTCTGCACAGACCCCACCACCACGCCGTGCCCAGGCATGGCCGTAGATGCGCCCTGTTCGACCGCTGCAAAGATCCCCGTCGCCGCGTGCAACTTCCCGGCGGCCTGCTTAACCAACTCCTCCCGGTGCGCCAGGATCAGCGTGCGGCCCGTCTCAGCGGCGGCGATGTGCGAAAAGATCACGGTCTTGCCGCCCCCGGTGGCTGCAATGCCCAGCTGGCGCTGGAACTGGCTCCAACCGGCCGCCACGGCGTCCACTGCCCGCTGCTGGTAGGGCCTGAGCGGCATTGAGAACGAGGCGCTCATCGCGCGCCCCCTTCTTTGCGCAGCAACTGTAATGCGCGCTCTATTTCACCGATGTCCCTCTTTGCTGAATCTAGGTTGTAAACAAGATGCGACGTCGTTCCCGCCCGGCTCACTCGATGAAAATGTTCGTCGCGCCAATGCAAACACTCGCGTGCGCACTTAAGACCGATCTCAGCGGCGTGAATCGCCTGCTCCCTCGCTTCATCGCGCTCGCGCTCCAGTTTGCGAGCCAAGTTTCTCATTTGTTCGAGCCTATCCCCATGCCAGAATCTGAAGTCACGGGCTGGCTGTAGTCGCTGAATGTCTTGGCAGCGTTCGAGCGCATCCGTCTCCGGCGTAGGTCGGTCGCTCATTGCGCGCCCCCTTCCTCTTCCAGTATCCGCTCCAGCTCAGCGACGAGAAACGCGGCTGCGGTTGCGATCTCGTCTTTGATGGTGGCCTTGGCCGGACGCGTCCAGAGGTCTTTGGGGACTTTGCGCCCCTGAGACTTAATCAGAAACTTGACGAGCTCAGGCCCCACTTGTTCGAGGTTCAACATGCGGCACAGGCCCATGTCAGCGAGCCCGCCCGCCGGTAGCTTTTTCAGCGCGTCTTTGTGTTCGGTCTCTAGGCGCTCGCGCGCCTGCCAGATTTGTTCGATTGCTTCGGAGGTCATTTGCGCTGGATTTCGTAGGTCATGGAAACGGTGATTTTGACGGGCTCGCTCTCTTCGCGTCCCTCCTCCAGCTCCTCAGCTACGTAAGCGAGAATGGCGTCTTGCTGAGCTTCGAGGCTCTTCCTCAGTTGGCCTGTCATGTCGTGCGCGATTGCGCGCACTAGTGAATGTCGGATCATCGCGCCGCCTCCCCGTCATCTTTCGCTGAGGCCTCGTTCTCACCCTTCCGCATACACGCGGCGAGAGCGGCGTCGATCTTCTCGACGTCCTCTTGTGCAGGTTCCCTCCGATAAACCCCGTCTTCGGCCTTCAGGAATCCGACGTCGGCGAGCGTGGCTTCCACCTTCTGCTTCATTTTTTCGAGGCTTCCAGGCGTCACGGTGACAGAGTTAATCCGCTCACCATCCGGCCCCAGGCGGCTGATTGTGATGCTCGTTGCATCCAGCGGGAGCTTCCCCTGTTTTGGGTCCTCCAACGGATGCTTCTCCTTCACGCTCGTCCGCGTCGTGAAAGAAAACGCGGTCTCGACCGTGTTCGCGTCCAGGTTGAGCACCCCCCGCAGCGTGACACCGAATTTGACGGGCTCCTCCGAGTCCGTGCCGGTCTCCGACGCCTTCGCGATCGCCCTGAGTATTTCCTCCTCCTGCGCGCCGATGGCGTCGGCGAGGTCGTCCTGCATATGTTGCGCCAGTTGTTTTAGTAAGTAGTTCTTTGACATTTTAAGAGTTGGTTTTGGGAAAGGGTCCCTGCGTCCAAGCCGACCGGCTCGAAAGGCGCGGTTCACAGCTCACAGGGAGCACGCGCCCGGCAATTTTGCCCGCAGGGATAAATGGGTTACTTGTCCTTCGACATGCGGCGTTCCACGCCCTTCGTGATGCGTGCGAGAAATGCCTTTTCGCGCGGTGTCCGCTTAATCACCTTATCGCAACTGGCGGAGAACTCCTTCATCTCCGCCTTGCTGGGCATGTCGCCGGATTTGCGTCGTTTGCTCATGAGCGGAATTTCTCACAGAGCTTGAGCACCATCTCCAAAGAGCGCTGGTTGAGATACAACTGCGCGGAGTGGTTTGCTTGGAGGTCGCCCACGATGCCCGCAAACTCCGAGCTCTGATGTTGCAAGGGCCCCATGATCGCCTCGCGAAGCTCCTTGAGCGCGGAAACGGCCTCGGTTTTGCCGTTGATGTCATTCACCGTGATCCGGTCGTTAAGGATCTCGAGGATCTTGCTCATAGGCCCCCCTTCGCTTTGCGGATGATCGCCCAGAGCGCGCAGGCAAACGCGATGCTCAGCAGGCCCAGCGACCAGCGCCGGGAGGGACTCCTCTGGTTACTCAGCCAGAGCGGTGTCTTGATGTTCAGAGATTTCATTCAGGGATGATTGTGATTTCGATGCGCGGGAATTTCTCGACTTCGGTAAAGGTGGGCCGCTCGGGCCAAAGGTCTTTGTCGTTTGCAACGATCCCGGCGTCCGCCAGGCCGTCGATGTAGGATTTGAGGCTTGCGATCAGGTTGTCCGGATCCGGCTGGCGGTTTCTCGGACCGAGAAAAACGGCGGGGTGCAGCTTGGCTTTGCCCCACCGAGGGGGCGGGCACCCGTCGAGCACCCGCACCGCCTCGATCCTTGCAGCCCCCCGGGCCGCTTTGACCATCCGGGCCTTGATTGCCCAGTGACTCCGCGCATTGGGCGACAACCGGCGATCCGGCAGGGGCAACTGGAACGTGAGCGCCTCAAAACTCATCGAACACGTAGGCCGCGATCTTGTTGCTTTTGTTCCCGTTGTGCTCCTCGACTTTCAGCACGGCCCGAAACTCCCAGCCGATCATCTCCTCGCAGTCCAAGGAGAAATCCAGACCCGGCCCTGGGTGTTTGGCGCAGGCCGATAAAAACTGGTCGATTCGGAACAACGTCTTTTCCGAAAAGACCAAGTATTCAAACAGGGAAACCCCGAGCGTGCCGTCTCCATTCACGACTCGGCACTTGAGCTTGATCATGTCGTTGTTGCTCTTGGAGGTTTCCTCCACGGCGTCCATGACGTTGAGGGTGTATTCACCCGGCGGAACGTGGAATTGCAGCGCCTCCGGGGCCTTGGTTTTGTATGTTAAAGCCATGTCGTTTGTATGTTGGTTGTTGTTTGTTTTGGCGCGCGTCTCTCCGCGCGGTCACGCCTGATTGCCCGGCATTCGGCGGTTGATTAGTTGCCCGACTTGGGCTTCCGAATGGTGATGTAGGCGGACCCTGGGCTTTCCATGACCGCCTCTTCGGGAAACGGTTTCCCCGGTAGTTTGCGCCCCCAGATCTCCCGCAGCTTGGCTTCACTCATAGGGCCATAAGCGGCCAGCACATCGGCCACCCCGAGCGCGGCCAGATTGAGCTCCACCACCCGCTCCGGAACCTTGCGGCTTCCCCGTTTTGATGTGATCGAAACCCCGGAAACCTTCTCCCCGGCGATCAGACGCGACTTGAGAATCCCGCGCGCTTCGTCCGCGAACTCCTCCACGATCCCGGCCCGGGTCACAAACTCCCGCAGAAGCTCGCTTGGGAGCGATTCCAGAAGCGCCTTTTCTCCGATCTCCACCAGCCCCAGCGATTCCCGACGCGGGGCGCAGGTGAACCGATTGGAGCACCATCCGCAATACTCGTTCAACGTGGGCGGCTCCCCGGAAACGCCCTTGGCAATCGCCGCGCGCACGGCAGCCTCCGCCGATTCCCGGGTGAACCGGAGCGTCTCCACTTCGCGCAGGTCGCAATAAAGGAGGTAAACCGTCCACTCATCCGCAAACGTGCGGTCCATGTAGCCCAGCGCGTAAGCGGCCTGCTGCTCCAGGTAGTTGCGTTTCTGGCCGCTCTTGAGGTCGGCGGACCAAAGCAACTCTTCACAAAGTAGATCCCCGGTGCCCACAAGCCCGAGTGCCTCGATCCGCAGCGAGTCCTCATTCGCGTCCAGCGGTGAGCCGTTTGCAAGGGCTCTAGCCGTGGCCACAGCCCAAGCAACCGCCTCAATTTCAATCGTGCATAAATCCTGCAAAGCCATCCACCCGTTCTCGATGGCGTCACGAAATGCCACGTCCAGCCGGGTGCCACGTTCCGCGGCTTCGCCCGCAGGGGCGCTCCGGAACGAGCCGCAAAGCGCCAGCTTGGGCAGGATGGACGGGCGAAGAAAATCGTTCATTCCGCGCCCTCCTCTCTGGTTTCCTTTCCGCCGCCATATCTGACTTCTAAAGCGAGCTCAGAAACAAAATCAGCAGCCTGCTTCAGCTCTTCAACGTCCGCGCTTATTGAATAAGCCAACTTTTTGCAAAGCGGCCTTTCCACTCCCATTTCTCGCTTGTATCGGAAAAGGCATTCCTCGGCGTATTTTTGGCCGGCCCTAATTGAATTCTCGATCTCAAACAAGTCCTCGACGGTGAGCCATTCGGGCCACGGATTAGCCTTGGCTTTCTTGGCACTCATTCCGCACCCTCCTCGCGTTCAGAGCGCCGCCCGTTGAGATACCCCTGCGCCGTGCCGATCCGTTCCCCGTCGGCGTATCCGTTTTTGTAGGCGGCGACCGCCAACCAAAGGGACGCCATAACCAGCAGCGCCCAAGAGACAATTCCGGCCGCAATCACGCTGCCACCTCCTGAGGAGCGACAACCTTGAGGAACCCAGCGGGGTTCTTGACCACACGGGCCGCGTAAGAAGGGGAGACATCCCGGAACGTCTGCCCGGGCTGGATCTGCTTTTGCCTGAGAAGGTAGGCGTTCACCAACTCCTCATGCGGCGCGCAGACCCGCTCAAGCTCCGCATTGCCAGCCGGGGCCGCTTTCGGCGCCGGGTTCTCCACACCGGGAATCTCGTCATCCCCAGCGGACTCAACCACAGGCGCGGCCACCGGCTCCGGAGTCGCTGCGGGCTGCCCCCAGGGCGCGCCCACGGAGCGGAAGGCGCGCTCAACCGTGGAGATGTCCCACTTCTCCACCTCTGCCAACCCGTGCCGGTTCTTGGCGTCCCAAGCGGCCGCCCGGGTGCAGTGCATGAGCCGTTCCCGGCCGCCCACTCCCTGGAGCTTCCCGGAGTTCTTCTCCCGGATCTGGGTTTTCCAATTCCCAAAAAGCAGGGCGTCGGCCCACTCCTTGATGAGCGGCGAAACGTGTTTGGTCAGCTTGAGCTCATACCGGTCATACGCCCCCTCCCCGTCGGGCGGCTCGAACTTCGTCACCTTGCTGTGAGCCAGGAGGACGACCGTGATCCCCGCAGCGACAACCGCATCCAGCCGGCTGAGAAGGATCGTCACCCGCTCTTTCAAAAGGGTGTAGCCCTTCCCATAGCCGAAGTCTTCCACCCCTTTGATCTTGGGGCTGGCCGCGTCGGCCACGATGGCATCCAGCGCCATCGACTCCAGCCAATCCACAGTGTCCACGATCAGCGTCCCGCATGGGCGGGCCTTTGCGACCTCTGAGAGCGCGGTTTCGACCGCCCGCAGGTCAGGCAGGTCCGCCCGCTCGATCCGGTCAACGTCGAGTTGCGACGTGCTGCCCTCGACATCGAGAAACAACGGGTTCGGGAATTGGCTCGCCAAGGTGCTTTTGCCGAATCCCTCGGGGGCGTAGATGACAATTTTCTGAGCCCGGCCCTTTTTGCCTGAGCTGATTTTGCTGAGTATGGACATGGTGGTGGTGGTTTTTGGTTGGTGGTTTTGCTGGCCCGAGCGGGTCAGCGGAGAAACGAAGCGAGGAGATCCCCGCGAAATCGCCAGGAATGCCCGATCTTCCGGGCGCCGGGGAGCTGCCCCAGACGGGCGAGCTTCCGGGTGTGATACTCGGAGAACCCGAGCACCGCAGCGGCCTCGGCGAGCGTTAGCATTCGGGTTAGTGGCACGGTGGAGCGGCTCATTTGTTCCTCTCAATGCGTCTTTTTCCGGGCGTTGACTGTCTGACAGTTTGAGGCGAAAAAAAACTCTGCCTAAGCCGATGCACGACAACGTTGGAAAACGAACGGTCGTCGGTGTCGGCCTCGGCTTGAATTCGGTTTGCAAGTTCTATTGGGAAAGCGAGTGTTTTTCGTGTCGTCATCGGTGTGAAAAAATAAGCAACTGTCAGACAGTTTCAAGAAAAAAATTAAGCCTTTTTCCTGCTGTGTTTCCACGTCGTGTTCTTGCGCAAAAACTCCCGCGCTTCCGGATATTGCATCGCGAGTCGCTCAAGCACGGCCCGGGTGAAGTCGCCGCCAAATTTCTCGTCGGCCTCGGCTTGAATGGCCGCAGTCAAATCAGCCGGGAGGCTTAATGTCTTGCGCGTCCTATCTTTGGCTCTGCCCTCAGTCATTCCAACACTGTCAGACACTTTCCGATGGTTTGCAAGTCAAGTTTTCCAGTCACCCCCTGCGCCATTCATTCCGGCCTGACGCCATCACAGCGAGGGGACAAGGGACATTCCCCCCCCTTTAGGGGGGGTGTCCCTTGTGTCCCCAACTTCCCAGAGTCGGTGCCAGTGCCAAGTGCCATAATTCCCCCCTAAAGGGGGGTTATGGCACTTATGGCACCAACTCGGCATAAGTGCCAAAAAGCCAATATGGCACTTATGGCACCAACTCAAAAACAGCCCCCGACGCGCCCCGGGGTGTGAAAATGTTCCACAAGCCTCCCTCGCCCGCTGCCCCATTGCGCCGCTGAGGCCAAGAAAACACTCGTCACATGTTGCCAGGAATGCCAAGGCCAGAAATCCCTCCCCCCCTACGGGGGGGAGAAGGGAGTTTCTGGCTTTCTTGGACCCAATAAGGCCAGAAAGGTCAAATTGGACTTATTGGACTTATTGGCCTTGATCAAAAAAACCCATGAAATCTTGTGGAACATTTTGAGGAAAACGCACCCCACCGGGAAGCCTTGAAAAACGCCCCCCGCCCCTTCACGTTGGTATCACCATGAAAACTCTCCAACTGATCGCGAATGGTTTTGGCCTGCTGATCCTCGCGTCCATTTTTGTCCCGGGCGTCTTCGCCGCCATCCGGCTTACCCGGACGCTGATTTCGTGGGTGTTTTAACTGCGCTCTCATGAAAGCCCTCGATCTCGCCATCCGCATCGCCACCCTCATTGCTTTGGCGACCATCGCCCTCGCGCTGACTCGCCTGGAAGAGCATTTCCGGGGCAGCTTAGAAGTGAGTGGTCGCGTGTCTCAGTGACCGCGCCACGGGCCCCCGGGGAAACCCCGAAAACATGGCAGCAAACTGGCAACAAGGGCGGCTTCCAGAGTAAAAAGTTCGTTTCGTAAACAGCAGGTCACGGGTTCAAATCCCGTCACTGGCTCCAGTTAAATCACTCTGGAAACCCTGTATTGAAGCCCTTCTTCGGGCTTTTTGCGTTCTGCAACCGGAAAGGCTCAATGTTGCTGAATGTTGCTTTTTGGGGCGGTTTGTGGCCTATTTTGTGGCAGCAAAGTGGCAACAGATCCCAATGGCTAAGCCCCTCTTCTCGGTCTCGCAAACGGTTCTCAGGGGGGAATCTGTCTGGGTGGCGTCGATTTCTCAGAGGGTCACGGGGAAACGGCATCGGATTTTCGCGGGCTCAAAAGCGGAGGCCACCCGGTCGGCGAATGAGTTTCTTGCCTCGCATCAGCAGTTCGGCGCCGAGGGGCAAATCAACGCTCAAGAGCGGGCGTTGCTGGCTCGCTGGCGGGGGCGGCTGAGCCTGGACGAAATGGAGCACGCGTTGCGGGTGGCGTCGGAAAAACTGGCAACAACTGGCAGCAAAACCGTTTTGGAGGCTGCGGAGCTTTGGCTGGAGGAGCAGAAACTCGGGTGGAAACCCCGAACGCTGACCGGGAACCGGCAGCAAATTGGGATCCTTTGCCGTGAGCTCGGGGAGCTGCCCTTGGAGGAGCTCACTCCGGACCAGATCGCCCAGCACATCCGCGCGCGCGGGGCGTCGGCCCGGAATCAGTGGGGTGTTGTGGCGGCGTTTTTGCGGTGGTGTCGGACGCCGAAGGGGTGGATGTCGGGGAACCCCATGGAGCAGCTCCGGCCACCCGCCCGGCAGACGAAACGCAAGGAGGTGTTCACCCCGGAGGATCTGCGGGCGCTTCTGGAGAGCTCCCCCGCCCCGTTCCGGCGTCTGATCGCGTTGCAAGCCCTCGCCGGGTTGCGGCATTCGGAGGCGGTGCGCGCCCAGGTGAAGGACTTGGACGTTGATCAGGGGATTCTCTATGTGGGCGAGCTCAAGACGTCCGCCCGGGGGCTCCGGGAGCGGTATGTGACGCTGCCGCCGGCCGCGCTGGCGTGGTTGCGGGCGTCGGACCTGGGCAAAACCGGGCGGATTGTCGGGGCCAACGAACGAAACACCCGGCGGTGGATTGAAGACGCGAAGGCGGTTGTGGGGCATTGGCCGCACAACGTGCTGAGGCGGTCGTTCGGGTCGCACCATTTGGCGGCCTATCACGACGCGGCACGCACGGCGGCCCTGATGGGGCACACCAGCGCGGAAACCACTTATTCTAAGTATTACCGGGCAATTCCGCAGCCCGTCGGGGCGGCTTGGTTTGGTGTGTTCCCCTTAGGTGGGAGAGATGGGAGGAATGCGAATAAACGACCCGCAGAATGAGAGGCTGCGCAGCTTGTCATAACAGCCGTCGCCGTCGCGGGATCCGGCGGCGTTGGTGTTGCCCTCGATGGTGTGAACCATCCCGGTTTTTGCGAACCCCGCCACGATGCCGATGTGAGAAAGGCGCGGAAGAAAAACCACGATGTCGCCCCGCTCGGGCTGGTAGGTTTTGGACTTGTTGGAGAACACCAGGCAACCGGCCTTCCGCGCCCACGGGATCCAATCGCGGACGGCGGCGAAACGCGGAGGGACCCGGAGCCGGATCTCGGCGCTCTGCCGGTCGGCTTCTTGGACGCAGTAGCTCGCGAAAGCGGAACACCACGGCTCACGGTTTTTCCCGCCGTCCGGGTAGTTTGTGGCAGCCCAGAATTTTTCGATTCCGGCAAAACGGTTGGGGGTGGTTTCCCGAAGGCCGATGTGTTTTGCGGCGATGTCGGCGATAAGAGCGCGCGGGTTGCTCATAAGACGGCGGCGCTGAGCTTTTCCTTTTTGGCCCACGCGAACCCACCGGCGAGTCTGAGCGCGCGGTAAACGGTGGCGATTTTCCAACGAGGGGCGCCCACGGCTTCCATTTGTTCGGCAAGCACGGCGTCACACTGTTGGCGGGTCAACGCGCGCGTGTAGAGGTCGCCCTGGAGGGTGTAGAGGTAGTCATGCGCAAACGCCGGATAGAGTAGGTCCGGATCCGATGCGTCGAGCAAAGCCCAGACCGGTCGCGGCACGCTGGCCCCGTCCGTCAAAAAACCGTCCGGGATGACAAGGCGCCCGGCGATTGCGGAATGACAGGTAAGATCTCGCTGGAACTCGCCCCACCAGCGCAGCGGGAGCCCTCGCCCGAGGATTTCGTGGCGGGGAAGCTCTCGCACGATGGCGCTGGATTGGAAGCCGATCATTTTATCCGCCGCAGAGGGTGCAGGGTTGGCATTCATCGGGGTTTCCCCAGCGCCCCCCGCGTGTGTTCCGAAACCAACGACACGCCCGGTTGTGCCGGATGCCGCTGTTGGAGATCCAGTGTGCCGTGGGCGGCGGCGTTGCTTTGGCTGTGAGGCTCCGCGTGCTGTTGGCCGCTGCCCACAAGAGCGCGAGGGAGGCGAGCCACGGGACGCATCGGCGCATGGCGTCAGCCAAGTTTTTCAAGCACACGCTCCATGACGTGTTTGGTCTGCCCCACAACGTCGGCCACGCGCTCGGCCAGCTCCCGGTATTGCGTGGCGTGTTGGTCTTGTTTGGACTCCAGGGCGGCGATTCGTTCGTCTCGCTTGGCCCCGATCTGGAGCCGCTCTGCATCGCGTTTCTCGTCCCGTTTCCACAGAGCGATGACGGCCAGCGCCAAGAGCACGCTGGGCCCGCCGTCTAACAAGAGATTCATGGAGTTGGCGTCAGGCATCGTGTCAGGCATCGCGCTCAAGTTGTTTGGCCCGGATGATGGCGAGCAGCCCGTTGACCACGTCCCCCAGCGTGACGCTTTCCCCCGATGCCTCGCCTGTGCCGTAATCGAGCAACGGGTAATTCTGGGCCAGGGCAGCCGGATCGAACGAGACGCTGAACTGGTGTTTGTTGGTGGGTGCCTCCAGTGTCAGCACCTGACCTCCTGCCACGATGCTCTGGGTTTCGTAGAGCGTCACATCGGCGCCGGTGGCGCGGTAGTCGATGGCGATGCCACTCACGCGCGTATAAGGCAGGCCGAGCGCTGGGTTGTAGTTACGCCCGGACATCAGAGGGTGATGGGTTGCCCGACGATCTGCGAGCCCACGAGGCACACGTCTTCGTTCTCCCAAGTGTCCGCCCCGCGATCGGCGGCCGCCGCGTAAAGCAACGACTCGGCCACGGTGAACGGGACCACAACCGGGTTGTCTTGCACCAGCAGCATACACTGGCAGGTGACGGACCCGGCCGGATAAGAAATGGCGATGGATATGAGTTTCATGAGTGATTATTAGGGAGCGGTATACCCTTGGAAGTTGGCGCGGACGGTGCCGGCTGCGGAAAGGTTGGCGTTGAGCGCGGTGGCGGCGGTTGTCACGATTTCGGTCGGGAACTCGAAGGCCACCGGGATGTTGACGGGTAGCGGTAACCTCCAGCGTTCGGTAGCACCGTCGAGGAGGATGAGATCCACGGCGGCGGCGCCGGTGTTAATCGCCTGCACGGCAGTCAAATGCCGTTTGATGCCGGCGGCTCCAGCGGTTTGGATTGGGGCGGCCGTCGTGGACGTCAGGGCCAGCGATGCGTTGAAGCCGGCTTCGGGCAGGGCGTAAGGTTTCACGATGCCCGCACCGATCATCGTGCCCATCCAGCCCACGCTGTCGCCTGCTGCACTCATGGCGGCGATGTTGGCGTTGGATGCCCGCAGACCGGCGGTGATGGGGTTGCCAATGGCGGCGTCCACCGCGACGGTGCCCGCTGCGGCGACGGTTCCCGAAGAAACCGTCACGGCTCCGGAAACAGGCACCGAGCTGGCAGCGTCGCCCGAGGGTCTTGGCAACATTTCCACACGGTTGCGTTCAAATTCAGTCGGCCGCAGATACGAAACCCGCATCGTGGTGCGTTTGATGACCGCCCCTCCGCAGTTGACCAAGGCGAAATCCGGCACCGTCGGCGAGGATCCAGGGACGTTGACCAGCGTGAGGTTGGTCGTCGCAAGGTTGGCCACCTTCCAGGTGCCGTCAATCCCGATGCTCGTCAGGCCGTTGACGGCATCCCGAGCGCCGAGCACTTCCACTTCGTCCCCATTCACGAGCCCGGCCCAAGTAGCCGACCCCACGAGCACGACTTGGTGTTGGCCGTCTGCCAAGGTGGTTTTGACCGCCGATTGGATCGACTGCGAGACTGCGCCCGGCACGGGGCACGCCGCGTTGACCTTGGCGATGAACCCGCCAAAACTGGTGTTGGTGGCGGCGGTTCCCCACACCACGGTAAACGTGGTGGAGTCAACGACCGTAACCGCTGCGGGCGTGGTCAGCGCGGGATAAAAACCGGTGCCGGTGTCGCGTTGCCCGTAACCCACAATCAAATCGCCCGTCACCAACCCGTGCGCCGCTGCCGTGACCACGGTCGCGGTGGTGGCCCCCGCTTTGCTCACCGTTACGACTTGCGCGGACGGGACCGTCAGCGAGGGCTCATTCCGCGCTTTGAGACGCACCCGGTAACGTTTCGCCGGATTCGGCACGACTTGCGTCCGCGTCACGCGGGCGTTACTGAGGGCAATGGAGTCAACCAGGGTATCTGACCACTGGAGCCGATCTTCCATCAGCGTCAGCCGGTATTCGTTGGTCGGGGTAAAAGTGTACGTGTAGGGCGAGCTGGCCACCAGCGGCACGCTGGCCGTGGTGCCCACCGTGGTCGCCTGCCGAGCGTTGAGCGCGTTGCCGGAGCCCGATGCAAACGGGAGCGCGTCACCGGCAGAAGCTCGGGCATACACAAACCCAAGTGTGGCGGTCGTGCTTTCAAAATGCAGGGCGGTCCCGTTTCTGCGGCTTGAAAGCGCGGGCCGGAAATACACAAACCCTTTTGCCCCGGCCGGATTGGTCACGGTCTGTGACGGGATCGTGGAGTTCGGACCGCCGGTCACGGTGAACTGCGTGGGACTGGCGATCGCCGCCACAACGAGTGACGGGTAATTGACCACCGCGTTCGAGCACCCCCGGATCCCAATGCGTTTCCCCGGAACCAGGTTGTGCGGGAGCACAGTGTCCACGGTCAAAAACGTCGTGGTCTGAGAAATCGCGGAAATCTCCAGGTCCGCCACCGCCGGGATCTCGTCCACGTCGATCAATTCCACGGAACAATCCTGACCCCATGTGTTCTGACTCAGGTGCAGTCCCACAGCCAGGTCAAACGGCATGGAGAACGTATCCACCGTATCGACAAACGTCTCGGTGCCGGCGGTCAGAGGGCTCAAAGAGATCGCAAGGTAAGACGCGCCGAGGGCGTTGCCGTCCACGGTCACGATGTCGCCCGGGGCTTTGGTCTCGGTCCATTCCGGCGAGGGCCATACCTCAAACGTCTCGCGGAAGGGCGTCTCGACGTTCCCCGTCATGAGGGCTCCGTGTTCGTTGGTCAGCAGGTCGTGGGGCGTCTGGTCGGCGCTGCGACCGGAGACAACGTTGTAAGAGCGGGGTGCGGGCATAAGGTGTTAAGCGAAAGTTCAGTTGTTTTTGATCGAGGCCTGCCACGTAAACAGGTAGTTATTAGGCACAGCCGTTAACGTCCTGACGGTAAAGCTGCTGCTGGTAATTGAGCTGCTGTCGATAAAGAGGTTATTCGTGCCAGTGTTTACTGTGGGAGAAATAGAGAGGTTATCCACCAGCGGGGCTTCAGCGAGGCCATGCGCGATCACCACAGAAGTGTTGCCTGTGGTAATCGTGCCCACTCCTGACGAGCGGGTGGAATAGCCGTGGTTTCCTGAAATGGTCTTACTATTCCCTGACCCCCCGTCGTAGATGCCAGCGAGTGTGTTTCCTGCCACGTCCACCCCGATTATCGAGTATCCGTCGGAGCTTCCCGAATTCACCAAAACTCCATAAGCCTGGCTTTGAGGAAAAACGATTGCTGCGCCAATTTTCCCGCCTTGGATTGAAAAATTACTTACGCCGGCTTGTATGTCGACTCCCGCCGCAGCGCCGAAAGAAGATTGGGAGTTGCCGGAAATCAAGGGGTCCGAGAACCGCACATTGTTTCCCGCAATAATGAGAGCGCCTTGTTGACGGTTATTTAGCGCTTTGTGCTGATCAAAAATGATGCCGTCCAAAACCGAGGCGGGGGATTTCTGCACCAAAACACCGCGGTCGTTTGAGGAGGTCCAACAGCCGTTAAAAAACACGCCTCGAACACTGCCTGTCCCGGTGGGGCTTATTACCACGCCCGGCCCCGCCCCCAGATCAAAGGCCGTGTTGTTGACAAATAACCAGCTGATCACCTGACCGCTGTCCGGAGATACCACCATGCCCGAGCCGCACTGAATAAAGTCGCTGTCTGTGCACCAGATGGCTTGGCTCTGAAACAATCTCAGACCGGCTAACGGTTGGGATAACGCGGGGTTGTCCGCAACCACTCGGGCAATCATTGTGTCATTCCCGCCTGCAATATCAATAACGACGCCCGTGCTGGGGGTGGTGTTGATGGCTTCGCAGTCGCTGATCCACGTAATGACCGCGTTGGCTTTGATTGCGATCGGGTTGAATTGAGAATTAAACCGGCAAGACTTGACGGCGTTTCCGCGCACAGCAGCGGTGACAGCAACCGTAGAGCCGCTTGTTCGGTAGGTTGGCGACTGAAAACTCATTGATTCCACGCCGCTGTAGTCACTACTCAGCGCCACCGCGTCGTAGCCGCTGCCGATCACCGTGATTTTTGTGATCTCAATACCGGCACCAATTAACATCGCCCCAGTGGTGTTAAGGATGCTGGACGTGATGGCGAAATTACCGGCAGGGAAGGTTACCCGTTTTCCGGTATTAACGGCCGCCTGAATCGCCGCCGTGTCATCCGTTACACCGTCGCCGGCGGCTCCGAAGTCTTTGACGTTGACGGCGTCGGCAAACCGGTCGCTCAGGAACCGGGCCTGCGTGCTGCCCGTGGCGGTGACCGGGCCGACGGCCAGCGAGGGTTGTTCCTGCCACGAGGGCGGCTGATTGGCCCAGGCCGTGAGCACAAACTGCTGGGTGCCGGTCGGACTCGGGAGCGGCGAGAGCGGTGTGGCCTCGGTCCCCCGAATGCAGTTGGTGATGCGGCGCTCGAGCTGCTGGGTGATGGTCGTCAGCTTGTCCAGGGCCCGCTCGTGGCTGGCGGCCGGGAACGCGTCGTTCTCGGCGTAGCTCGTCGTCTGCGTGAACGGGACTTCGCGGTAGATCGTGAGCGTGCTCGTGGCGGGCACTGCGACCGCCGTGCGCACGGTGCCGCCGTTGGGGTCGCCCGCTCCGGTGACGTTGGTCAGTGTGACCGCCGTTTCAACGCCTGCGGCGGTTTTTGCGATGGCGTTGAGGTGGGCGTTTTCCTCGAAATAAAACGGCACGGCGTAGGCCGTCACCAGTGAGTTGTTTCCAGTGTAAACAATGCGGGATGTGGCGGATGAAACACTCACGAAAACGTTTTTACGTTCCTTGCGTAAAAAGTCACTGGTTTCTTCAAGTCTTTTTCATCCGACTCACCGGATTTTTCACAGGTCCTCCGCGTCGGTCATGTTTTCGAGGAGCTTGGCGCATGAAAATCAGGTTGCCCCTCCGGGCGGCCTGCGGTTGATTGCTGCACGCATGAGCGGAAACCCACCACCTCGGGAGTTGCGGAAGGACAAGCCTTACTCCTGGCCTTTCAAGATTGCGTTCTGGGTGGTCTATCCCCTCTGCGTCTGCGCGCTCTGGTCTTATCAGCAATACTGGGGCCCATTCTGGGAGCCGCTTCGGCTGTTGGCGGCGTTGGTAGCCTCATTCATGCCTGCGATTTTTGCCGCTTCATTGGCGCATGTCATTTTCGTGCGCGAGAAACCG